GAAGGCATACAGGCGTACTGGTCATTGTCGAACCTGCGCCCGCTTTGGGCCAAGGCGAATCGCGAGAAGCAGGCGAAGATTCAATTCTTGTGTTGATTCAATTGATTACGAGACATCAATGCATCGCGGTTCCTTCCCAGCGCTTGCGAGCCGCGCGGCTGGCAAGTTTCGTGATTTAAGCGGCTGAAAATTTGTGAAATGGCTTAAAGGTGGCATGGCAGTGGACCCCCGAAAATGAGCGCGGCCAGCCTGATGAGTTTCAGCGCCTACGCCCGGCATCGCGGTTGCTCTCCCGCCTACATCACTCAGCTTAAAAAGCAGGGCAAGATTCCGGTCAAGAACGGCAAGATTGATCCGGTGGCAGCGGATGCGGCGCTCGGCGCCTGCGCGGATCCGGTGAAGGTGGCGATTCTCGCCGCGAACGCGGAACGCAAGGCCGCAGCTGTGGCGCCAGCAGCCGCAGCGCCAGGCGTTGATCCGACTGCCGGGCAGCCCATCGGCCTCTTCAACCGCGCCAAGACCACGGACGCGGAATTTGTCGCCAAGCTGCGTCAAGTTGAGTATGAGGAGCGCATCGGATCGCTGATTGCCCGGGAGGCATACGCCAAAGGCTGCGAGGACGCAGCCGTAGCAGCGCGCAAGGCATTCGAAGCGTTGCAGCACCGGTTGGCGCCGGTGGTTGCTGGCGAAACCAGCGTCGTGCGCTGCCGGGAGCTGATTGCCGCCGAAGTTGACCGGGTGTGCGACGCCATCGCCGATACGTTGGAAGCGCTGGCGGCGCCGCCGAAGTCCGGCACCAGGCAGTAAATGCCCTACGACGGCCCCGACGGCTACGCAGTCGCGCTGCAAGCCTTCGCCCGTGGCATCCGGCCGCGCCAGACGTTGGGCATCGCAGCCTGGGCGGCGCAGTACCGGCGGTTGACCGAGACCGGCGGCGCAGCGGAGCCCGGGCCGTGGCGCAATGATCGCATCCCGCAGCTCATGGGGCCGATGGCGGCGCTGGACGATTCGCACCCGGCGCCGCTAGTGATTTTTGTGGGCGCCTTGCAGATCGCCAAGACCGAGGTGGGGTTGAACTGGATTTTCCGCATGATCCATCAGGCGCCGACCGGAATACTCGCGGCGTTCCCGAACGAAAAGACGGCGCGGAAGTGGATCCGAACCCGCGTCAACAGCGGTATCGCCGAGACGCCGGTGATCCGCGCGCTGGTCCCGTTGGGGCGGAAGGTAGATTCTGGCAATACGCTGACCGAAAAGCACTACCCGGGCGGTGTGCTGTACACCGGGAGCGCGAACATCCCCAGCGATCTGGCGATGATTTCCGTCCCGAAGGTGTTGCTGGAGGAGGTCGATCGCTGGCCGCAGGTGTTGGAGGGTGAGGGCGATCCGGTCGAATTGGCAAAGGGACGCACTGCCGCGTTTGATGGCCGCGTCAAAGTCTTTGTGAACTCGACGCCGACGACGGACGAAGAGTCACGCATCTGGCCGATGTGGCTGGCCTCGACGATGGAGCACTGGCATGTCCCGTGCCCACATTGCAACACCATGCAGGTTCTCAGTTTCGACAATCTGAAATGGGCGGATGGGAAGCCGGGGCAAGCGATGCTGATGTGCGAAGAGTGCGCGGCGCTGATCGAGCATCGGCAGAAGCGCGACATGCTGGCCGCCGGCGAATGGCGCGCCGAGCATCCGGAATTGGAAGAGATTGCGAAGGGGTTTCACTTGAACGGACTCTACACGCCGCTGGGCTTGGGCCGCACCTGGGCCGATCACGCCCGGGCGTGGGAACAGGCGCGCGGCAACCCGGCGAAGGTGCAGGTGTACTACAACACCCGCCGCGGAGAGGTCGTCAAGTCCGATAAGGTCAAGCTGGAGTGGGAAGCGGTGGCGTTGCGCCGTGAGCCGTACAAGCTGCGCACCATCCCGCCGGGGATCTTGCAACTGACGGCCGGCGCCGATATCCAGGCTGACCGGATCGAGGCTGGTATTGTCGGCTGGGGCCGGGAAGAACGGGCGGCGGTCGTTGATTACGCCGTGTTCTACGGCGACCCGACGCGGCCAGAGGTCTGGCAGGCGCTTGACGATTGGCACGCGCTGGAAATGCTGAATTCGTTCGGCGTGAAGATGCGCATTCAGTGCCTGGCCATCGACTCGGGCAACTGGCAGCATGAGGTCATCAATTTCACGCGCACGCGCAAGTCCCGCAACATCATTGCGACGAAAGGCAGCTCGATCCGCAGCAAGCACCCGATCGGCCGCCCATCGCTGGTGGATGTGAACTACCGCGGCGTGAGTCAGAAACGCGGCGCCGAACAATATCAGATCGGCGTGTCAGTGCTCAAGACATCGCTTTATGCGCGGCTGAAAGCGGACGCGGAAGCGCTGCCGGCTGATCGGCATGTGCGCTTTTCGGAAGATTTGACCGACGAATACTTCCGTCAACTGTGCGCCGAGCGGAACGATCCGCAACACGGCTGGCAGAAGCACTACGACAGGAACGAGGCGCTCGACGTGATGATTATGGCGACCGCGGCGGCGATGCACCAGTCGGTGCAAATCCATCGCCTGCGCGAACTGGATTGGCAGCGTCTGGAGCAACTCTATGAACCGAAGGCCGGCACAGTCAAAGCGCCGGAACCCGCCCTCGGCGTGGCACCCGTGCCGACCCGCGGCGGCGGCTTCTTGCCGACCACGGCTACCGTCAGGAACCAAGAATGAGCACCTGCGCCGAACTGGCCGTGATGTTGACCGAAGCGCGCGCCGCGTTGCACGGTCTACAAATCGGCGGCCTGGTGAAAACGCGGCAGTTCGGCGACAAACGCATCGAATATAGCGCTGGCAACATCGGCGACTTGCGCGCCTACGTCGCCTCCCTGCAAGCCCAGGTCGATGCCTGCAACGGTGTGGCGCGCCCCGGGCGCGCAATCCACTTCATGCCCGTCGACTGCTAGGAACTCATCATGGCCAAGCCGCGCATCCGTTTGAAAGCGGGCGCGGGGAGAGCCATGCCCAGCGCCAGCGCGCAAGGCGGCTTTATCTCTACTGGCGGCTTGGGAGGCGGCGCCCATCACGGCGCCTCGCAAACCTTGCGCGATGTGGCCGCCTGGCATGCTGCGCGCGGCTCCGGGGACGGCGACCTGCTGCCGGACCTGCCTGAGCTGCAATACCGGGCGCGCGACATTCGGCGCAACAATGGGTTTGCGCACAGCATCGTTCAAACGTCGGTCGACAACATCGTCGGCACCGGCCTGCGGCTTTCGGCACAGCCGGACTATCTGGCGCTGCAACGCATCAGCAAGACGTTCGATAAGACCTGGGCGGACGAATGGTCGGCGCAAATCGAATCTCTCTATCATGAGTGGTGGTGGAGCACGGCTTGCCATGCCGGCGACACCAAAACTGGCGACATGCTGACCGAGGAAGTGCTGTTCGCCAAGTTCGACAACGGCGGCAGTCTGACGCTACCGTTGTGGATCCCGGACCGCGGCGACGGTTTCGCCACCAAATTGCAGACGGTGGAGATCGACCGCCTGTCGAACCCGAACTTGCAGCCCAATACGCCGACGTTGCGCGGCGGTGTCGCCTTCGACGACTATGGTGTGCCGCTGGGCTATCACATTCGGCGCGCCCATCCCGGCGACGCGTTCTACATGCTCAACAGCGCCAACGCCATGCAGTGGGATTACGTCCCGCGCCGCACGCCGTTCGGCCGCCTGCGCGTGATCCACGATTTCACCGGTGACCGCGCCGATCAGACGCGCGGCAAGCCGCTGCTCTCGGCGGTGCTCGACCAGTTCAAGAATCTGGATCGCTACGTGAAAGCGGAAATCCAGGCGGCGCTGATGAACGCGATGATCTGGGGCGCGATCACCACGCCGCTTGAGCACGAAGAGATCGTCGAACTGTTCAAGGGCGATGAAACGGCCTACATGAAGGCGCGCGCCGATCATGCGGTAGCGATGAAGGCCGGCACGCTGGCGACCCTGTTCCCCGGCGACAAGCTGGAGCCGTTCATGCCGTCGCGACCGGCGGCGCAGTTCGGCGTCTTCGCCAAGAACGTCTCGCGGATCATCGCCGTTGGCGCCAACATGCCGTACGAGCTGGCGATGAAGGATTTCTCCGACTCGAACTACAGCAACACCCGCGCCGCGATGCTCGAGTTCTGGCGCAGCGTGAACCGCTGCCGCGACCGCCTGGGCGCTGGCTGGTTCGACCCGATCTATGGGCTCTTCATGGAAGAGATGGTCAACGCGAACCGGATCAGCGCGCCGCGTTACTACGAATTCCGCCGCGCCTATCAGCGCTGCATCTGGATCGGGCCCGGCCGCGGCTACGTCGACAAGACCAAGGAAGCGCAGGGCGATCTGATCATGCTCAACGGGCGCACCACGACGCTACAGAAGGTGTGCGCGGAACAGGGCACGCACTGGCGCGAAGTGCTGGACCAGTGCGCAACAGAGGAACGCTACATGCAGTCCCTGGGCATTCAGCGCATCGTGGCGACGCCATCGCCGACCCGGGTGTCCGACTCGAATGTCGATCCGGCGGTCGACCCGGAGACCGGCGATGCCGCGCTCGACGATTCAAACGCGCCGACGCAGCCGGGCGGCGACAACCCCGCGGAGGTGCCCGCATGAATGCCTATCCGCGCCTGGCCGCGCGTCTTTACAATTGCCCGCTGATGGTCGATCCCGGCAAGGCCGAAGTGATCGAGGCGGTGTTCCGCGCCTATGCCGAAGGCCGTCAAGCCGAGCTGCCGAAATACGAGGCCAAGCCGCAGGGTGCCGCGCCGGTCCCGATGGAACCTACGGATTACGGCTATTCGCTCACTGCCGGCGGCATTGCCGTGCTGCCGGTGCATGGGACTCTTGTGCAGCGGGCGAGCGGTCTGGACGCGATGTCCGGCCTGACTGGCTACAACCAGATTAGTCAGCGGCTGCAGGCCGCGCTCAACGATCCGAAAGTCCGTGGCGTGCTGCTCGAATTCGACTCGCCCGGCGGGGAGGTTGCGGGCGTATTCGACCTGGCTGGGCAGATCATGGCGGCGACCAAGCCGATCTGGGCGCATGCGAACGAAATGATGCTTTCCGCCGCCTATGCGCTGGGTGTCGGCGCCGAGCAATTGCACATGGCGCAGACGGCAATGACCGGATCGGTCGGCGTGATCATGTTGCACGTGGATCAATCGCAGGCCGATGCCAAGCGCGGCCTGGTCTATACGCCGATCTTCGCCGGCGCGCGCAAGACCGACTTCTCCTCGCATGCGCCGCTCTCTGATGTGGCCTTTGTCGCGGGTCAAGCCGAAGTCGACCGCCTTTACCAGATTTTCGTCGATCACGTCGCGACCGCACGCGGCATCGACCCGGCCGTCGTCAAGGGCACCGAAGCGGGCCTGCTCACGCCGGGCCAGGCGCTTGATCTGGGCATGGCGGACGGGCAGGCCAGTCTGGCGGAGACTATCCAGCGCATGCAAGACAGTTTTTCGACCGAATTTATGGGGTATTCCCGCCCGACCCGGGCACTTTCTGAAAGGACCAGCACCATGAGCACTCAAGATAAAGCGCCGGGGCAAGCCGCGGCGACCGATGAACAATTGAACGCGGCGCGGGCCGAAGGTCGGGCCGCTGCCACCGCTGAACACGCGAAGGCGGTCGCCGACGCGCAAACCGCCGCCGGCATCGCCGCGCAGGCGCGCATCAGCGGCATCCTGACGCACGCGGAAGCCGCCGGCCGGCGCGCGCAGGCCGAGCACCTGGCGTTCAAGACCGCGCTGTCGATCGAGGATGCCGCGGCGATCATGGCCACGGCGCCGAAGGAAACCGCAGCGGCCGCCGCTGCACCGGCGAACCTGCTGGCGGCTGCGATGGCCGGCATTCCGAATCCGAAGGTGGGCGCGGATGCTACCGGCGACGGCGAGGAAACGGAAGCGACGATGGCCGCCCGCATCGCCAGCTACGCCAAGCGCAGCAAATTCAAAGCCGTGAAGTAACGGCCCAATCCATCGCTTCACGACTTAGGAGCAAATCATGGGAACAGCAAGTGCAGGTTTTAGCAACAGCGACGTTTCGCCGGCCGCCGACGATCTGATCGGCAGCGATGCCGACGGTCTGCTGGCGCGCAAGTACACCCTTCTCACCGGGCATACGGTGCTGCGCGGGACGTTGCTGGGCGTTATTACCAGCGGCGGGAAGGTCATCCCGTCGCTTTCCGCCGCTGGCGATGGCAGCGAGACGCCGTTCGGCATCGCCGCTGTCGACGCCGATTCGAATGCGGGGCCGGATTCCCCGCCGGCGGATCGGCAGATCGACGTGTTCGTGCGCGGCACCTTCAACGAGAACCGCGTGATCTTTGGCGCCTCGCACACGGCCGCCTCAGTGCGCGAAGCCCTGCGCGCGAAGGGCATATTTCTCGAAACCCCGGTCAAGCGCTACCCGTAATCAGACCGCCACCCAAAGGACCAAGGACAAATCATGGACATCTTCAGCACTGGCGTACTGGCCGGAGTGGTCAACCAGATCGTTCCGGAATACGGGTTTCTCACCCGGACATT